GGCGAGAACTTCATCACCGACTTCATTCGCCGCGCAGTGGGGGCCCCATGATTCGTGCCGTGAAACAGATCGAGCCCCGCTGGGTAGCTACGAAAGCCGTTGAAGTCTTGCTTGCCGGGCTCTTGGTATTCCTCTTCACGAGCTACCTTCAGCAGCGTGAAGCTGACCGCTTCGACGCGATCCCCGCGACTGAATGGTTTGAGGTCAACGAGCTGTTCATCCCGGACTTCGAGTTCGGCCAAGACCCCCTTCTGGTCTACGACCGAGACATCCGACGGCCGTTCCAAGGGTTCTGGGTGGCAGAGGTCGAGAGCCGCGATGCGCAGGTCACGCCAGAGCGGTTTTTTGCGGCCTGCACGGGGTCCGGAACGAACAACTACGACCCGACCGACTATCTCGATCCGTCCAAGACGACGTGGAGCTGGTTTCTGGATCGTCCCTGCAATATCCCGCCGGGAACCTACCGGATGGTCGTAACGTGGGACATGAAGGTCGAAGGGTCGAGCCGTGTGAAGCGATACCGGACAATGTCCAACGTCTTCACGGTTTACCCCGTCGGTCAACTCCCCCGAAACTAGATCAGCTCTGAAACCAGCCGCTCGACCTTTCGATCCTCGGCCCCGTGCGTCCACAGGTAAGCCCGGATGCCGTCGCCATGCGCCTTGGGTGGATCGTAGGGGCAGGAAGCGCCCTCTGCGGCCTCCCAGCCCTCGTCGTAGTAGACTGCCAGCCCGGCGAGCCTTGGCCGCCTCCACGGGGTCCCGTATCGCATCAGAGCAGGGCCAGAGCTTCGTCGTCCAGATCGGGAGTCGGATCGAACTTCCCGGTCTCGTTGCCCATCGCGTCCCAGCCCTTTCGGTTCGACCGGGAGAACAGCTCGACGTAGGGTCCGGGAACCAGCTGCTCGATCCGTTCCTTGACCTCGTCGGGCTTGCGGCTGTGTTCCCTGACCGGCGACACGACGAGCCGCCTCACGGCCGCGCTCTGGCGCTTGGGAGCCCCCCTCGTTGCGAGCCAGCAGTCTTCCGGGTTCGCCCTCGTCCAGAACCCGTTGCCCATCTTCCACGCCCTGTCGCCGTCTGCGCGCTGGTCTTCGACCGAGTAGGTCGAGAACTGGGCGTTCAGCTTGGCCCAGCAGAAGGCCCGCGTCTTGAACTCGAAGCCCCATGCCGAGATCACGTCGAGGGCCATCGCCAGATGGGTGTCGATAACCCAGAAGAACAGGGCGCAGTCAGGAGCGGCCAGCTCGGCGACCGGGAGGGCCTTGATCTCTTCGAGGGTCATGACGTCGTAGTGCTGGTCCGGAGAGCGCCCACGGCCCTTGTCCGAGCGCGTCAGGAAGGTCCACGGCACGTCGGCATAGATCGCCCCGTAGTGCTGCCTGCGCAGGCCCTGTAGCGGCCCGGAGCGAACGATGGGGCTCTTCCCCTCGACCGGGGCGTGGGGGCAGTCCTCGGCCGCCTCTGCGGACCGGCAGCGGTTCTTGTCGTAGAGGCCACAGAAGGCGCAGTGCGGTTCCATACCGATCTCCCATGCTATGACGGGCTTGCCCCGGTCGCTCTTGTGTCGCAAGCCGCTGTCTCGGACAAGACCATCTTTGCGCAGCTCGGTAATCCGGGGGGCGACTGAGTAGAGGTATTCGTCAATCGCTTTGGCGATGTCACCCGCGCTTATGGGTCCTGATCGACGGATCGTGTCGAGGGTCTTCTGTCGCAGGATCGCAGCCCGGTCGGGGCTCATGTCCTCGGCCGCCTGCCGACTTGTGTCGGTGCCTTTCCAGCCAATCAGGTCTTCCGTGTAGGGCATCAGATCAACCTGTCCTCGTAATGGTCTCGGTAGAGCCGGGCGATCCCGGCCAGCTCAGGGTGGTCATGAATCCAGCTGCCCGTGTGGGGCTCGAAGGATTCGAGGAAGAACAGGTCGAGGATAGGATTCCCGGTCAGTTCCCTCGGTCGGATCGACAGCGCCAGTTGATCGAACTCGGCGTCGGACATCACGGGGTCGGCCTTGACCTCGTAGGCGTAGGCCGCGACCGACAGACGGATGCGGTTCCTGATCTCCGGGTTAAATGAGATCGGACCAGTCGTCTTCCCCTTCACCATCGTCGTCCTCCCGATCCTGCGCCAGCCGGTCCCGAAGAGACGTGCCGACGTCCAGACCGAGGGCTTCCCGATACAGTTCCAAGATCGCCTCTTCCTCGGCGACATCGTTGGGATCGCGCTTGCGCAGCGCGATCACCTTTTTCAAGACCTTCGGGTCGTAGCCCCGAGCCTTGGCCTCGGCCATGACCTCTTTCTTCTGGTCCGCGATCTCCACAGCTTCAGCGTCGAGATGTTCATACCGTTCGATGAACTGGCGCAGCTCGTTGGCTGTGACCCGGTAGCTGGCGTCGTCCATCAGGTCCTCGTGCCGTGCGACCCGTGGCCTCGGCCGGGGTTGTCCTCGTCGTCGTGATCGTCGTCGTTGCCGTGACCCCGGTCGTGGTCCCCTTCGTCGTCATCGCCGGGGCCGTCGTCATCGCCGGGGCCGTCGTCATCGCCGGGGCCGTCGTCATCGCCGGGGCCGTCGTCATCGCCGGGGCCGTCGTCATCGCCGGGGCCATCGGGATCGTCGGGGCCATCGGGATCGTCGGGGCCATCGGGATCGTCGGGGCCATCGGGATCGTCGGGGGGCGTCCGACCGTGGTCGTCATCCCCCCGCAAACCGGGTTCGCAGATGCAGCGTTCCTTCAGCGGATCGCAGGGCTCGTCCAGTTCCGGACAGAGGGCCGCCGGGGCGCAAGACGCCAGCAGCGGGAGGGCCAGCAACAGGAAGTTTCGGCGTTTCATGGTTGCCTCTCAGATCAGGTCGTCATCGTCGTCTTCACCGCCGCCGATCAGGTCCGAGAAGTCCTCGTCCTGTTCCAGAGCGGTCTTGTCCGGACGGTCGTCGAGATCGTCGTTGAACGATCTGAGGTCGTCGAGACCGGGGGCCCGACCTTCCAGCAGGTCCTCGACCTTGGCGACGTCGACGGTCTTCTTCAGCTTCTCGAAGTCGTCGCGCTTGATCTTGGAGACCGGGGCCTTCTGCTTCGGCGGGTTGACGCCCCCCTCGATCTGGAACAGGAAGTCGAGGTCGCCGTCGGTGTAGCGGTAGAACGAGTTCGTCTTGAAGGGCGACGTCGCCCACTCGATCTTCAGCGACGGGGCTTCCTTGGGCGCTGCCTTCGGAGCTGCCGGAGCCTTGTGTGACGTGCTGATGGTGTGCTGGGCCCGAACGTCCTGATCGGGCTTTCTGGGCCCCTTCTCGACCACGACCATCCACTCTTCCACGCTCTGGAAGCAGATCGTGTGGTCCCGGTCCGTAACCATCCCGCAGGGGTGCAGGATAGCCCGCCCGGTGAGCAGCCGCGACAGGCCGCCGACCGTGATCGGGTGCGGTGCGCGGTAGGGGTTCTCGGCGTCCGGAGCCCATGCGATCACCGGGGTCTTCAGCACCGCACCGCTGCCGCCCAGCTCGACGATGTAGGTGCCCGGCGCAGCGGGGAGCATCGACGGCATGAAGCCGCCCTTGAAGTCGGGGAGAGTCATCGCGTTCCTTTCTGGTAGAGTTCGACCCGCAGGTCATTGATAAGGCCCTTGATGACCAAGACCCCCTCGTGGGGGTCCTGTAGCCTGCCCGTGGCCCAGAGATGCAGGACTCGAAGGATGTCGTCTTCCGGCGACCCGATCTTGTTCGACGAGATGTAGTCCTCGATCTTGATCTCGTCGGAGGCGAGACATTCACCGTCGGTCTCGATCAGCTCGACGCGGAAGTCGACGAAGTCGATGGCCTTCTTCAGATCGAGATCGCCTTCCTTCCGGCGGTGCCTCGACACATACTTCAGCGTCGAGAAAGCCGCCGCGTCGTAGCCGTTCGCATAGGCGAACTTGATGGGCTGGATGCCCATCCCCTTGTAGTGGTTGCCGCCGCTCTGGACGGTCTCGATCACACTCATACCGAATCCTCCGATCCCTCTTGATAGCCTACCAGAAGTAGGCGATCAATCCCACGGCCGCCACGAAAGCGACCACGACCACCATCAGCCCGGCGGCCTTGGCAGAGTCTGTGGCCTCCTGCTCCGGCGTCTTCCCGGTCTCAGCGTAGAACCGCTTGCGCATCGCGATCTCGAAGTCATCCATTGGGGGTCCTCAGTTCGTCGGGGATTTCCTGCCGGGGCGCTTCCTCCCAGCTGCTGTCACCTGCCTTGTTCCGGCACATGTTGGTGCGCGGGTTATAGATCACCGCGTCTTCCGGCAGGTGGTGGACGCAGATGGTGAACATCGAGCCCTTGGGCTGTCCGTCGGGGGGATTCGCCGGGTCGTTCTGGACGATCCGTCCGTGCCGGTGCGTCGCGATGACCCCGGACTTGACGCAGAAGTAGCACTGCGCGCTGTCGCCCAACGGGATGTCGTAGTATTGCGGACGGCCGTCAGCCCGCGCGGGGCTGATGTTGGCCGCCTGTTCGAGCCGCTTGCGTTCCAGCACCTCGGCGGCTCGACGTTCGCGGCGGTTCATGTTGGGGTTAGTCAGCATCGCTCACCTTCACTTCCAGCTTCTGGCAGAACTCGGCGAACTCGCCGTCCGACAGGCCCTTCTCCCTGTCGAAGCCGCCACGGTCGTTGACGTGGCAGGCGATCATCGCCCGCACCATCTGCATCTCGACGCGGCTGAAGGATACGGCTTCGAGCTGGTAGTCGACGAAGGCTTCCCAGACGTTCGGGAGCCATTCCTGCACGATCAGGGCCAGAGCGTCGGCGTAGGCCCTGATCTCGCGCTGGGCGTGGGGGTCGCACCGCAGCCGCAGCAGGTGCAGCAGGTTGTGCAGATCGACCTTCCAATACCACTCGGTATAGACGTTCACCGGCAGCACCATCCGGGCCAGCTCGCGGGCCATTCCGCGCTCGGGGTCGTAGTCCTGCGGCTGGGCCTTGGACATGCCCTCTGCGGCTTCCTCGGCGCTGTCGTAGTCCGACCAGAGGTCCCCTGCCGGATCGAACCACGGCCAGCCCGTGCGCAGCTCGTCGTAGAGCTGGTAGGAGCCCTCGCTGTGCTGCTGGATGGTTCGAGCCATCGCCGTGCGGACGTCCATCGGCAGCTCGCCTTCGCGGCCCTGCTTGTTGGTCTTCGACTGCGGCGCGATGTCACCGGGCGGCGGGATGTAGAACTCGTTCGCGAGGATCGAGTAGCGCGCCGAGTATTCGTTGACGTTGGCCGTCCGGTGCCTGATCCACTGCCGGGCGACGAAGACCGGGAGCTTCATGTGGACCTTGATCTCGCACATCTCGAACGGGGTCGTATGGTGGTGCCGGAGCAGGTAGCGGAGCAGGCCCCGGTCATCCGAGGGGGTCTTGGTCCCCTTTCCGTAGCTGACCCGTGCGGCCTGCACGATGGCGGCCTCGTTGCCCATGTAGTCGATGACCCTGACGAACCCGTGGTCGAGGATCGGCGTGGGGACCCCGAGGACCGCGTCCATCGCTTCGGACTTCGGCCGGTCGAGATGATCCCAACGCTGGCTTCTGGTGATGTCGTTCATGCTGATTCCTTTCATCCCCTGCGGACGGGGAAAGAGGGCTTTGATAAGAAGGTGTTCCGCCAGTCGGCGGATCACCGCTCCCTCCCGAGGACCTTGGGGTTGACGAGGGACGGCTTCTTCGCCAGCCGTTCCTTCTGCCTGCGCACCTGCCGGGAATCCGGAGCCTTGGGCGCGGGGTGCTTGCGGCCGGTAAGGGCCTTGATGGGGTTCTTCAATGGGTGTCTCCCGGTCTGTGGAGGGTCACGTTATACCGGAACCCATCCTTCATGAAGTAGCCTTGGCGGACCATCTGCTGGACGACCCGACGGGCCCCCATCATCATGATCTTCCACAGGACGACGCCGACGAAGACGCCGCCGGTAACGAACCCGGCAGCGAAAGTCACGGCATGTGCGATGTTCGATTCCATCAGCTCCCCTCGATCAAGGCTGCGACCGGCAGGCCCGAGAGGAAGCACGACGCGCAGATCAGCACGTCGACCAAGGCTCCCTCCACCGGCACAGCGAGGTCATCGTTGGGCCCCAGCACCTGTGCCAGCGGTGCAGCGGCCCCCATCATCATCTCCAAGCCGTGCTGGCGCTGGACGGCCCGGAGATCGACCACGTTCGGCTCGACGGACACGCGGTAGAAGAGCGGAGACCCGTCGTGCATCAGGCCCTTCTTGCAGCAGTGGCAGGGCTTCAACTCGTGCTGCTTCATTCCGCGCTCCTGTCGTGTTCGATGGCGCGGTCGGCCGACATGGTCCGCCAGTCGGGCCAGTCGCGGGCCTCGTTCTTGGTCTGCTTGGACTCGATCAGCTCGACGACCAGCTCGGCGATCTCCTGCGCGGTCAGGTTGCCGTTGGCTTCCTCGTCGATGGCCCGCCAGAGCCCGTCCAGCGACAGCAGGACGACGTCGACCCATTCCTTGGGGTCTCCGGGCTTCTCGACCTGTCCGCGCTTCATGGCGCGCTGGGTAGCGATCCGGAGGGCCAAGGCCGAGTTGCGCGACAGGACCGCGTTTTCCAGATCGTCGGGCGGACCGCCAAGCTCGATCAGCTCCTTCCGGATGTGGTCTGTCACGCCGCCGAGGCGCGATCCGGGACCGAAGGTCTTGCCGCTGAAGGTCAGCTGGCGGACCATGTGTTCGACGAGGTTCATGTCAGGACTCCTTGTTGCGTTTCTCGATGTCGGCGACGATCTTCTGGCCCGCCTCTTTCAGCGT